CAGTAGATCATATTAGTATAGATAATTCAGACTTAACAATATTTCGGTTACCTCCTAAACTACCTACATTTCCATCAATGCTGACGTATTTCCCTACTGAAGACACAGTTTTCGACATTGTCCCAGGAGCCCACTTACAGCTAGCTAGAATGGAAGAAGATGGTTCACCCAAGTATACTGATTGCATTATGTCTAAACATTCGCATCCTAGAACGTATAATGCAGGGGAAGATCTCACAGTACATGTTGAGTTCCCTTTCACTTATGAAGCAGATTGTCATCATGGAGATTCAGGATCACCTATCTTTTTAGATAAACGAGGGCGGGCACTTATAATGGGATTACACGTTGGGGCTTTCTCAGATAGTAATGGAACACCTCATGGTTTAGCAATTTCAATATTCCAAGAAGATATTAATTATCTAATTGGTGAACTAGACCCCTTATTTGCGCCTATTTTTCCTCATTCCGTATTGTATAAAGTCCCGATTGAGAAATCTCATTATCCTCCGATGAATTCTAAGTTGACTAGAACTGAAATGTATGGTTGGACCGGAAAACCATGTACCCGAATCCCAGCACAATTGAAGCCCAAGTTAATTGATGGAGTCTCTCATAACCCTCTTTTTGCTGCTATGTCTAAGAACCACCAAGTTTTCACAGAAGAAACATATATACCACCTTCCGTTATTGATTACCTGTTCCGCATGTACCCAAAGCAAGGTAGTATTCCTCTAACCATTGAGGAGTCTCTGAACGGTCCTGACCACCCACTTGGGATAAATATAAATATGACCACTTCACCAGGATATCCTTACACGTTGGCTAACACCCAAGGCAAGTCAAAATATGTTCATAGGGATAAGGACGATCGTTTATACGTAACGCCAGAATTTTCTGCTATAGTATCAAAGTATGATAATGACTTAAGATCGGGTGTACAGATCCCTGTTCTATGGGCCGACACACTTAAGGATGAGCTACGACCTTTCCATAAAGCGCATAAACCCAGGTTGTTCCAAACGTGTCCACTACATTTTCTGGTTTTGGGCAGGCGCTATTTATTACCATTTGCAATAGCAGCTCAGGAGCGATGTGTTGAATCACCTATCTCTGTTGGTATCAATATGACCTCCCTTCAGGCAGGTCAATTGGTGGAGCGTATTACTAGCCCTGGAGGTTCAATCATAGCTGGGGATTTTTCCAATTATGATGGATTATTACCTGCATTTGTTGGCAAGGTTGCACTAGAATTTTTAAATCTCTGGTTTGAAGATTCTCCCGAAGATAAAGTGGCCCGTTCCTTACTGTTCGAGCACATTTACTCCGCGACACATATTTGCTATGATGATGTTTATCGTGTGTGCGATGGTAATCCATCAGGCA